CGATAAACCCTCAAGGACAGCCGCCAATCACTGGTTAGTTTACCAGTATGGTTGGAGGCCTATTTTGAGTGATGCCGTTGGGTCCGCCACAGAGTTGTACGACTTGCTCCACAAAAGTGGGAAGTACACACCCCGTAGAAAGCTGGCCTCACAAGTGAGGTACACTGGTACCGGAAAGCGCGACAGTGGTTATTGTTACGCTGACTCGGACTGGTATGACCTTTATAAGTGGGACCGTACGGTTGTGGGCCGGGCAGGGTTGCTGCTTGAGGTAGAATACGCCCCAGCAGCAGCAGCAGCATCCCTTGGAGTGGGTCTAACCGACCCGTTACTTACTCTATGGGAACTCATACCATTCTCCTTTGTCTTCGACTGGTTTGTCGGAGTTGGGGAGTGGCTTGAGGTACGGAGCTCCCTTCAGGGGCTCAAAGTCCTCGCTGGGTACGAGTCTTCGGTAACCGCATACAGCGGGTATACGCAGACCACGTATTGGAAGGGCTCCAGAACCGTTGCGGATCCAGTTATCCCGCCATGGTACTGGGATGTTCGCCAGCACATACGGCTGCCCTGGAATGGGTCGTTGACAACGATTCGCACGCCACTGTACGACTCCTTAAATGGGAGCCGTTTAACTACAGCGGCAGCATTGTGTCGACAACTCACTTTTGGCGATCGAGCGCCAGGAAAGTACAGATTCTGATGCAATCAGATCTGGAACTCATCCTGGAGCTTTTAGTTTACGCCTTAACAGTGCTTCTTCTTCTTTTGCAATACTTCCCTTCTAGGAGTTAAACATGCCTGCTATGGCTACCCTTACCCTCAACAACAAGGCTGCGTCCCCGGTGAATTACCAGGTTCTCGGCATTAAGGAGGGTGTTGCTCGCTGGGCCGACGTTTCGCAAGGAACTGTTGGCGGTTACCGGACGATTAGTGCAGAAATTTGCACTCCGGCTGACCCCAGTAAGCAAGTTACTCGTCAAGTCTTCACTATTGCTCGTCCGGTCGTGAACGGCACCACTGGCGCCGTTGACTACGTCCAACGAACGAAGACCGAAGTGATCCAGCCTCCTGGTTGTATGCTGGCTGAAAGGTAGGAAATGTGGGCTGTTCAGAAAAATCTGATGGCTCACACCTTCATTCAGACGGCAATGGAGATGCAGGAAAGCATGTACTAGTAACATATGCTTTCACTTCGATCTACCGCCATAATTAGGCGGACCATCGAACTCCTTGGTATGGTTTTGACCATTTTCCGGAGGAAGACCGATGACGAATCGGCTAAAAGCCGTCGTTCGAGAAACTCGAGACCTCGTAAAGGGGTTTCGACTAAGAACAAATGAGGCGGAAGCCTTGTTGTTCGACGTTGCCAATGAGCTGTGGTATCGGCTAGACACACCCACTAGCTTAGGCCTGGCGCTATGCCTTAAGTACGGAGATTTGTTGTCCGTCCTGAAGCATGAAGTTAAAGCGTCAGAGTACCTAAGCTCTGAGGACTTCCGGCTGGATTACCAGGCTGTGAGTTTTCTGAAAAAGTGTCCTCTAAGCGCTGTCCCGTTGAAAGATAGGACGGCGTCTGCTATCAAGAAGTTCTTTGAAGCAGAAGAGATGTGTCGCGCAACCAACCGCCGCTTTGCCAACCGTTACGCTTCGGATGTTACTGCACAATACCGCAGTACACCCGACGTTGAGTCCGTATTTTTTCGGGCACAACGGAAAATTGCTACATGGATTGGAGAGGGTCCAAACCCTCGTGATTGGTTGGAGTGCTGCCGCTTTGGACCTGGATCGGATGACCAAACTGAAGGCCATCGAGTTGGGTCGTATTACAAGCTATCCCCGCTGTCGGCGATTGCCGACTTCGCGGATGGCGCACTGAGTATGGTGTTAGACCATCCAGTGTGGGCTTTTGCTGCAGCGAACCTTCCCACAGATGCCGAAGATGGCGCCAAGGGGGAGATTACGATGCATATCCAGCCCGGCAACACTGTCGTGTTCGTGCCAAAGAACGCCTTAATCGAGAGATCGATCGGGGTAGAGCCCCGCATGAATGTCTTCGCCCAATTGGGCTTAGGCACATTGCTTCGAGGTATGCTGAAAAAACGGGCACACCTTGACCTCAACACGCAGAGTCCTAACCAGGACTTGGCGTTTGATGGGAGCCGCTTTGGCCATCTCGCTACCATTGACCTGTCGATGGCCAGTGATACATTGGCAATCGGACTTGTTCGGGACCTTCTGCCC